GGTTCGCATTGTGTTCGGCGAACCAAATAAACCTTCAAAAAGTCCAGCAAGCGGAGGTAAAAAACTGCCGCTTTTGCCTGGCTGCGGAGCCGCAACTACCTTGCCCCCAGGAGTATCTGAGCCTAGCTTTAACGCAGGGGCATACCCAGGCACCGGGTCACCTTTGCCCCCTCTCCTGAATCCGATTCCCGATTGCAGCCCAAGATACTGATTGTAGGCTAGCCGGTTAATCGCATCGATGGATGCTTGGGGAAGCCCGTTGTTGCCGAAGCGGCCACCCTCTCGGCCTAGCCGTCGGTTAATTCCGGGTCTGTAAAACATGCCCGAACGGCCATAGGGATCCATATCCGTGCGGTCAGTGGCCCGCATAAAATTTCGTAGACCAATCTCATATTTTGCTGCGGTTTCAGGGTCTTTAAATGTCGGATACCGGCGGTTGTTTGGGCCTAAGATGACGTTGTTAACATTGAACCCGTCCACAATAGCCGGATCAGGCTCCACATAGGTTGGATCAGGCTCCACATAGGTCGAACCAGTGGTAGTGTTTTGTGAGGGCGTATCAACTTTTATGCTCGTAGTTACACCCGGCAGGTTATTAGAAGTGCTGCTGTCGTTAAAAAGATAATCGAACGGTCCCGCCACTAGAACACTCCTGAGAACTTAGTTCCTTGAATTGCGGCACCCGCACCACGGGCTTGAGACGGCATATCAACCTCTACTCCGCCCATAGCTCTATTTTTACGCTTCGGTGTCTGGTTAGAAGGACGACCAGGAACTCCACCTCTTCCGTCAGTCTTTTCGCCTTTCTTTTTCTTCTCATCTTTTTTATCGACATCGATTTCCGTGTCTCTCGTCACGATGTCTGCCATGCGATCTACGCGCGCAGCATCATCTCTGAAAGACTTGTTTACTTTACTAGTCTCATTTTGAATGCTCGAAAGAGTGCTAGAACCACCAGCATGAAACTCAAGAGAATCCAACGTCTTGGCCTGCCCAGCGTGAAGCTTAGAGGCTTTCTTCAAGCCTTTGGAAACCTTGGCCACCTTTTTTTCTGTCATCTTACTCATGTTGTTCTCCAGTATCTGAGAACCGCCATCCTTGCGGCGGCGACCTTCACTAACGAGGTTCTTGGCTTCATCGTACCCTATACCAAGGTCGCCTGCAAATTGTCTAATACGAGGTCGTGCCATTTATTTTTCCTTCTCTTTTTCATGCCCCAACCAGACCGCAAACGCACCTGTCATGGCCCCCGTGACTACACTCACTAACCCGGCTTGCGAGGGTGTAGGGTCTGGCAATGTCATAAACCACTCCACTACCCGCCACGCAGATATTGACAGCATCAGCATCATCAAGCGAGGAAGTATCTTCCATCGCAGAAATCTTTCCATTGTGACTTCGGCCACGATTTTTCTCCGCTTGTTGTGGGGTGGTGCGATTGTGCATATCCCACATGATCATCACTTCTTACCAAAAAACTTGGTAGCACTACGTACGCCAAAAGAAGCAGCAACAATAACACCAAGGGAATACTGATACCAGTCGGGCATCTTATCCAACTGTTCGAAACCATTTGCTACCACACCTTCCATCCCCGGCACAAAGCTCAAAATAAGCGGAACTGAGAACAAGATTACAAGCCATTCGTCCTTCCAAGACGACTGACTTCCACGAGCCATCTCAAGATCCCAATCAATCTCACCCGTGGCTTTCTTCTCCATGATGACGGCTTCAGCCTTGGCCTTGGCGACCTTTGCGCCCGTCTCAGCCTTGGTCTTTTCAACCTTACCTTCCAACCATGTGCCGGCTAAAGAGGCAATCGGACCTATCAATGCTTGAATCATTTGTTTCTCGACAATGCTGCCTGTGTGTTGATGCGGTAGATGTTTACATCGTTTCGTGCATCCGCAATGTTTTCTTGCAGCCCTTGCCGCTGTTGCGCCAACTCGTAAGCCTGTTGCAGCTTGGCCTGATCAATCTGGAAATCCATTTGATCATTCATCATTTTACGTTGAATTTCCACCTGCGCGTTTTCAAGCTCTTGCTGACGTATGCCTACCAACGGATCTTGATTCTGCGCCGGCTGAATCATTGGCATGATCTGCTGCATGATCTCACCTGTCTGCTGTGCTACAGCGGACTCAATTACATTTGGATCAGGCTGTTGTGGCGCCTGACCTTGCGCCATGGCCTCCTGCTGCGCGCTTTGGAAGAAGGCTACAACTTGGTCCCTCGCAAGCATGCCTACGTGCTCCTGCACATGAGATAAGAGCAACAGGAATGCCTGTGGGCTGGCGCTTGCCGCAGGTGACGATAAGAACATAGCATGCGCCACAATGTGCGCTTCATGATCCTGTTGTGGGAACACCTGCAAAGGCTTGGCCTTCACCGCGTTTGAGTTTTCAGTGGCAGGGTCTACAGGTGCCGGTGGTGGTGGCGGCGGTAGAATTGCATCAATGTTCTTGATGTCCAACGCATCATACATCCGGCGATACGCCTCATACATATTATGCATTTGTGGAGCTTGCGAAGCCAACTGCATTTGAGTTTGAGCCAACGACAAACGCTGCGACATAGAAAAGATTGTCGGATCCGACACCGGAAGGATGTCTACACGACCATCAAAGTCCTGCTGCATGATTTCAGCAGGTACGCCCTGACCCACAAAATAAGGATACGGCACAGGATTGTCGGCAAAAACTTCAGCTAAAAGACGAAACTCATTCTTCTGACCATAATGCAGACGCTTGTGGATCGAGGATATGATCTTCGACCCCTGCTCAATCAGTGCAACTGTGGTTCCGACGGGGGCTTGGGAATTAACGTCGGAGACTTTTGCATCTGCGACTTGAGCGAACCTGCGCCCGGAATCGACAATAACGCCCAGTAGTTGAGCAAGTGTGCCAGAAGGTTCCTTGTATGGAAGGGGCATAAGAGCATTCCGAAGATCACCGCCGGGAGCATCAATATCACGGAACTCGCCAGGAGAAAGCGGCTCATCGTCGTTACGAATACGAACACCACGAGCCTTGAAGCCGGCAGGCAGATTCGAAAGAGTGCCCGCATCAACAAGTTGTCGAAGGATCGATGTCGCTGCACGGGAAAGACCCCCTATAGTATGAAGCAGGCCAAAGCCATAAAACCCAAACCCAGGCAGAAACTTATAGTGAGTGAAATATTGTCGCTTTCTGCGAAGCGGGTCCATCTCCCGATAGTTTCGCACCACTGAAAGAACTTGTCCTGAATCTTCATCCAAAGTGACAATGTAAGGGAGTTTAACGCCCGTAGGCTCACCTTCGGGTGAAAGATCCTCAAAGCCTTCAAGATCAAGCTCAGTGTGAATTTCAAGTAATGTATGGATGTCGTTACCATACGACGGGCGAACGCCTTGCAGTTCGTTACCTGTTGCCCTAATTGAACTATCATCATCCTCTTCTCCAGCCTGAAGATCAATGTCCCGATACACGTCCGCAACTTGAAGCTTACGAAGTTCGTTCTCAGTCATTCGCACTACATGCGTGACACGTTCGGCTGTGTTCAAGTCACTTGCCGAATACGGAACAATCAAATCTTCCGCTGGCACAAACTTTGAAACTGCTCGTTGCTTACCTGCATCAAAGTATACCTTTTTGAAGGTCGAACCTGTCAAAGGTAGATAAAATAACATTTGATCCGTGTCCGGATCATACTCTTCCATTACTTCGGTAATCTGGTAATTCATGAAGTCTTTGACACGCTGTGCCTGATCCTCAAGCATCTTATTGGCCGCGCCAAGAACCTGTGCCTTTACTGGGCCTCCAGCCGGCAGCATCTCCTTATAGGCTTGTGCTTGAAACTGTGTCACGGCTTCGCTCAACAGCGGATGGTGAACACCACTCGCACCAAGGAACGGCTCGTTGCGTTCTTCATAGTTCACACCAAGAAGCTTTAACCCCTTGGAAATAGTCTCTTCCCAATCTTCACGAGACTCTTTGTCATCATCAATCTTGTCTCGCAAATCCGATGACAGAGCACTAAGGGCTGAGTCGTCCAAAACCTCCGCAAGGTTTGCGTTATGCGTATACGGCTCGGCGTCTACCTCGACCATCTCCTCCATGCCGGCAAGTTCAATGCCTTCAGGAAGCATATCCTCTTCAGGTAACTCGACCATCATTTCTTGAGACAACTGATCCGCCGGACCACCAGCACCCATTGCCATATCAACCATCTGCGGAGGAAGGGCCATTAAAATACACCTTTGAACTTTTGCGGACGAGCTATCGGGCTAAAGCCTTTGACCATGCCACCGGCAGCTTTTTTGGCAGGCCCAATACGTTTGACATACTCGTCAAATGACATCGTCTCTGAGTAGTCGGTTTCACCAGGCTTAGGATCGTAGAATTTGTCACGAAGCTTCGCCAAAAGCTCTTCGTCTTTAACGTCGTCTTTTTTACTTGCCATCACATCACCTGTCTTGCCATAGCGCCAATGCCGGAGTGTACCAGCTTTTTGGGCCTCAAGTCTACGGGTCCGCCGTCCTTGTAGGCGCTAGGCACTTTCTTGGCGACTTGCGCAGTGCCCGGATCACGTAGATCGATGATTCGAAAAGGCGGAAGTGACGGCTGAAATCCAAAACCTGTGCCTCTTGTCGCTTCGCCACTTGCATACTTACCAAGTGTACCCATGCCACGAGGGTCTGGATTAGCAAATTTTATTTCTGTCGCTTCTTCTACCTTAACGCCAGACTTGTTTAGCTTACTCAAAGCAGCGTCAAGATTCTTGCCGTAGTTCTGGAAGTGGCCTCGCAGCTTTCTTTCGTTCACGAATGAAACATTTGGTGCGACTACTTTTTTAATGTCACCCTCTTTTATGGTCGTTTCAATCGCCTTGGCTAATTTCTCAAAATCACCTGCGATTCCCTGCCGTTGCACAGATTGTGCAATCTCTGTTCGCAATGCGCCAACCACTCCTGCCTCGTCCAAGAAATCATCCACTTCTTGTTGTGATTTGAACTCGGTGGGAGCCGCGTCGTTTTTCTTAGCCGCAGCCGCCCTTTTCCGAAGAATTTGAGCCGCGCGACGAGCAGTGTCTTCTCCCTCTAGGACAGCGTTGAATGCTGCAACGTCTCTTGCGCCACCCACGTCAGACGACCGTGCCGCCATAAATTCTTCTTTGGGCGGAACAATCACCATGTCTAAACCCATCTTCTTTGCTTCGACCGGCAAAACCCGCGTGGCAAACTGCATGAAGTCGTTCTGATTCATATAAGGCGGACGAGCAGCCATGTCTCGCGCACGGGACGCACCGCTGAACTGCTGTCCATCTTGGAACGCCCTAGCCAGCACATCACTCAGGGAGTCCATGTCATTGTTGAGAAGAGCGCGACTGACCTCCGGCGCTGCGGTTGGCGGCAACTCCTCCAGACCCAGCTTCTTTACGAAGGATGGCCCGATCCCTTCGTCTGTGAGAACCTTGTTAATATTCTTGCGTAGCGTTTCGAAGTTAGGCGCCCGCTGCTGTGCAGCGTCCAACTCATTAATCAAGCCTCTTT